CTAATGATAAGTTATTCTGCTTAGAAGTATTAACCCTAAGGTTACTAAGGTATTCCTAAGGTCTGGCCTTAGGTTTTATTCTGCTTACATGTACATGTTTCAGAAGTTTCCTAAGAAACACCATAAGAAAACACTTGACAAAAGAACAATAATAGTGTATACCTACTCTTTTAAACATTAAGGAGTAACTTATGACCCATCCATTAAATAAACAAATCTCTACTATCTCTTCTTCAGAAATCTATGACTATGCTTTATTAGGTGTTAAGAAGTTTGTAGGTTCTAAGCCTGAGTATGAAACCTTACCTTACTTTGGTACTCATGTATCTCTAGAAGACCTAGCGATGGATGCTGTTGAGAAAGTAGTCAGAGCTAATCCCATGTACATAACGAAAACATATGTACGTATTGCTGCTAGATGTGCTTGCATAGATAAACTTAAAAGTAAGAAATTAGATGTTAATCCTTTTGCTACTTCTGCTAGTAGGTTTCAAGAGGAAGAAGAGGTTAATCTAGAAGAGGGAATTGAAGGTGACATCACTGATCACCTAGAACCTCTAGAACAATTACTAATGTCCTCCATGGATCCTCTGCAACTTAAGATATACAATGAACTACTAAAGAATAAAATGTATGTAGAGATAGCAGAGAACCTAGGTATCTCTTTGCGTACCCTAGAACGTCAGGTACAAGAGCTAAAGTGGTTATGTGAATACCTGCTTACGGAAGAAGATCCTGACGTAAACTCAATATTAAGGAGAAAATAATGTTAACTGAAACCGAGGAGTTATTTCTACTCCATCTTGAAACACATCCAACTATTAAGGCTGCTGCTGAAGCCACAGGCATTAGTGCTAAGCAAGGATACGCTCTATCTAAGAAACTAAAGGATACTATCATCGAGAGAGCCAGAGATAACTTAGCTACTGCTGCTCTCAAGGCTTCCAATACGACCATAGAACTAATGGACTCTGATGCTAGTACTGAGAAAGGTGAACTTAAGCTAGCTGCTTCCAAAGAAATCCTAGATCGCGTAGGTTTAACTAAGCATACCTCAGTTGAAGTATCAATTGAGAATGAGAATGGTATCTTTATACTTCCTGCTAAGGCCTCCTCAGAGGCTTCCTAGTGAACGAACGTCACCTAAGGTACCCTATGGTACCTTTTTTACTTTATAACGCCTTAAAAGGCCCCTAAGGAGTCCCTATGAACTTAAAGGATACACTCGAAACCTACGGAAGCCCTACTATTGGGTTTCCATCCGAAGAAACCTACTCTAAATTACATGAAATATCCCCTGATCTAGAGGAACTATGGCAGGATTTAGTATATAGACCTGTAAGATCCATGAAAGCCCCCTTGTTTCATGAGGCTACTGATAAGAAAGGTTACTTCATAGCAGTACCTGAACAGTATGTACCCTACGTACAGGCTATGTTTGCTTCTCGCTATAGTAAGAAACTAAGCATACGTGAATCTAAGGAGAAACTAGAGGCCCTAGGTTACACTATTAGTTCTGATGGTCAGATATCTAACATATGGAATAGATGTGAAACCCGTTTGAAACTCAAGGATAAGACGAAGAAGGAAGTCAAAGCAGTTCAAGCACGTAAGGCTATTGCGGAAGCCCGAGGTAAAACTAAGATTAACCCTTTAACTGAGAAACGTAGTAAGCAATTAGAAGAAGCTCGTAAGATATCACAGGAAAAGAGGTTACTAGCGAAACTCAAGAAAGAGGAGCAACTAGCGAAACGTAGGTTAGCTAAGGCAGCTAAGAAAACAGGACGTACAGCTAAGGATATCAAGAGTACTAAAGAGGAACGTGAGGCTGCTCTGGGACAAGTTAAAGAGGAGATAAAGGCATCAGGTAAGAAAGTACTTTATGAACCTACTCCTAAACAAGCAGAGTTCCATGCCGCTGATGAAGACATAGTTCTATACGGTGGAGCAGCGGGTGGAGGTAAATCCTACGCTATGCTTGTGGATGTCTTAAGATACTGTCAACACGATGGTTACCGAGGTCTCTTAATTAGACGTACATCCCCAATGTTAAAGGAATTAGTCTCAGTAAGCAGATCCCTATATCCCAAAGCATTCCCAGGTGCTAAGTTCAACAAGAGTGAGAACGTATGGTCTTTCCCTAGTGGAGCTACTATTCAGTTTGGTTACCTAGATAGAGAAGAGGATCTAGAGAACTACCAAGGTCTCCCTTACTCCTACATAGGGTTCGATGAGATACAGCACCAAAGATCAGATGCAGGTTTCATATACTTACTATCACGACTACGTAATGCTAATCCTGAGATCAAGTGTTACATAAGAGCCTCTGCTAACCCAGGCGGTTCTCCGTGGGTCAAAGAGTTATTCATAGACTCTGCCCCAGCGAACACACGTTTCTATAAGAATGGGTTAAGTTATAGATTTATCCCTGCGAAACTAGAGGATAATCCTTACTTAGATACTCCTGTAGGTGATGAGGAGATGTCCCCG